TATAGAGGCAATCAAATTTATATACCAGATTGGCTCAGCCTTCAAGAAAATCGAAGGCCCATACTCTCCTTCTGTACTCCGCAAACAACTCGCGGATTTTGTTGAGGTTGATGTTAGACTCGGACAAATTAATTATGAGTCTGAACATATTCAACATATACTTCAACACGCCAGAGCCATTTTTGATAACATTTTCAGAGATTACGATTTCTTTGAAGACAGAAATGCGTGCCCTCATCCAGGGCCTGGTGCCACAAATACACCTGTGGAGAAGAATATGCGCTACGAGCCGCATGTTCTGTACAAGCAACATGACGACGTCCTAGATTATGCCGAATGGTTTTATAATTCGCCATGGCACGTTGTCGAAGAGTCTCGAAAATACTTGCAATTACGCAAACATATCGAGGATGCCCCTACAGCACGCTACCACCAAGTACCAAAAAAGGTGGACGTTGCGAGGGGCATCTGTATCGAAGAAAATGAGTCGCAATTTTTGCAACAAGCGGTGAAAGAGTCTTTATACAATTGGCTCGAACACCACCCTTTAACAAAGGGTCGGATTAACTTTGTTTCTCAAGAGGTTAACCGAGATCTTGCATTGCGCTCATCTCGCTCCAGACGTCACGGGACCCTCGATGAATCTGAGGCTTCCGATAGAGTCGCACGTAGGTTAGTTTGGGAAGTATCTTCAAACCAGACTGATTTACGTGAAGTATTGATGGCATTAGCTACGAAATATGTAGTTATACCACCGGAGCTTGGCGACCATGGAACCATTAAGCTTAATAAATTTGCTCCAATGGGTTCGGGTCTTTGCTTTCCAGTAATGTCAGTCCTACACTTTTGTCTTGTGCAGGCAATTATATTGGAATCTTCGATACAAAATAGATACAATTTATCGCGTGAAGTTTATGTTTACGGGGATGATCTAATTATCCCCACCCAATGCGTAGAAGCCGTTTATGACTGGCTGCCTCAATTCGGTATGAAGCTTAACACCGAGAAGAGCTACTACAAAGGGTACTTCCGCGAGAGTTGTGGTATACATGCTTACAAAGGCGTGGATATCACCCCTGTGTATTTTAAATGCATACCTAATTCAAGTCGCGCCG